TTACTACGAATCTATTTTTTAACTTACTTGGAGCACGAGTGTGCAAAATCAGCACTTCTAACAGTCACTGGACCAAGAGTCTCAGCTAAACGATTGGGCTGGAGAAGGGACGAATTAACGAAAAATTTGCCGTTCGCATCACCGACTGTGGCGACTGGTGGATACGAGGCAATGAAACAGTCTGGCGGTTTGCAGATTATTGGTTTCTCAGTATTATGTGGTTTTGTAGAATATGCTTTATCGAAATCGGCGAGGATTAACATTTATATTTACCAATACTTTTTTTCCAGGCCTATATTAAATGTGTGACGCCCTTCACCTCAATACACTCAAACAGTGTCCAACTCCCCTGAACACTTTGTTCTTTTCGGAGTTCAATATGAATTTACTCCAGCGTGGTATCAGACAAAGTTTCAGAGATCAGACTGGTGTTGCCATCGATTACCAAAACCCAAGTGATTTATACAGTATAATGCGCGTGATTTTTATCAATAACTCCGGTGACCCAAACGCTAACGTACAGGAACAGGTCAGATACATGAACGGTATCGTGATTAAAACAACCTCGAGTCAAATACAAACAGGTGTTTCTCAATACATGGGATACGTCCACGATATAGATACACTCGCTGTTCCAAACGATAGACCCGTAAATACAACAACCTACGGTAAAAAGTTTGGTAAAAATGAAAAAATTGGGTTATAATATATTTATCTCGTCATACTATAAAACATGAGTTCATTAATGCTCGATGATAAAAATACCATGGACGATATGAATCCATTTGTTGATTTCATGCCTGGTTCAAGTCGACAACCACATGCGTTCGGTAAATATACAGAACCAGGGGATGAACCAGAAGAAAAACCATATAAAAGTCCAGCGTGTGACGTCGTTTCAAAAAACGTCGGAAGGCTCGGGTACAGAAAAGAACAATGTGATTTATCTAGACCACTTCTTCCAGGAAGAAATATAGATAAAGGGTTTACGAATTTCGAGAGTCGTTTTGATATTGAAAATGTAAAAAAAGCCGTAAAAGCCGGTACAAAAAATAACTTTATTATGAATTTGATTAGTTTATTGTGTCTGATTCTATTAATTGTAAAGTTCTAAATAATCTATCGAGTGTCACTTGATTCGTAGACGTTTCTACAACGTTTGGAAGTATATCCTTACATATTTCCTTTACCAGTTTTTTCTGCCATGAACACGTCTTATTTATAATTGGAGGTAAGAATGTCGGATCCAAAATTTTTATTGAATTCATAATTCGTATGAGTGAATGTATATTTCTATTTTCACACAATGCATTATCTAACGCAATCAAAACCATTTTACGTACAGTTTCGATTGTTTTAACAACCATTGTATCGAGAAACCTCTCGTATCGAACGGAACCCATACCATAATTGAATTCACAATTTGTTTTTGTCGTGAATGAATCAATTTTATCCTCGTACCCGATACCATCTGTATACTTAGAATAGTGAATTTCGGTGATAGTACACTGTTTATCTATATGATAAAGTTGATGACACTGTTTTACGAATGCTGTCATGTATAAATGTATGAACATACATCTTTAAACCATTCCAAATTTCCTTGCTGGTTTAAACTCAAGTCGTTTATCGAGTTCTTTTAATTCTATATCTTTCTTTACGTCCATACCTTTACACTCGTGAATTTCGAGAACTATACACCGGGAACAAAACCCTAAGTTACAATATTTACAGTCGATTGGTATTCCTTTCTTTTTACACTTAAAACACGGCATATATAGAGAACCTAAGTTATCTTTAACCAATATTTTTTTAAGTTAAAATGTATTCAACAATTGCAAATAATACATTTTCGTATTTTCTTACTCTCAATGAGTTTAGAGACCGTTTAAAACGGGAACACCCCGAAATTGAACCGTCATGGATTAAACTCACAACAATAACCATGATTTCACAATTCAAACGGGGTATAAATATACAATTTCTAAAAACTTTCTTTGAAGAATACGAATTAAAATTATCACGAAAAGAAAAGAAAAAACGTAAATTTATTTGGAGAATGAAGGATACGACGTTTTATAATCAGATATCACTCGTTTATGAAGATTATCATAGTACAAAATCTATAAAGGTATTTCCAAATGGGAGTATTCAGGTCGCTGGTTGTGCCGATTTATTTGATTGTAAACGTGTTATTAAACAACTCTCGTGTATGTTCAGTCGAATTCTCGGTAAAGAGTATGTTATTCCAGAAGATACGTTTCGTGTTGTTATGATAAACTCAAATTTCAGTTTGAATAAAAATTTAAACCTTCTTCAAACAGCACAAAAATTTGAATCTGTTTTTAAAACATCATTTGAACCGGATAGGTATTCCGCTGTCAAAGTAAAATTTCGACCATCTGAGGATATGAAAGAGATAACGACGAGTATATTCAGTACAGGAAAGATTATTATTACGGGTGCAGAAACACTCAAAGAGATTGCGTTTGCGTATAACATCATCGTATCACATATTCTCGAACACAAAAAGAGTATACTTACAACAGATGTCGATCCTCTTAAAAAAGAGGTTTTCGAAATAGCATCAGGGTACCATATAAATCAGATTATAGAAACGGCCAATGGTTTAGGACATAAATCATGGGTCGACACTATCAAAAATAAACAAATTAATTTCTAATGTAATATTAATATAAGATGTCTCAAAGACTTGGTATGGCTGATGGCCGATGCTTCACTGTAAACACTTCGAACCAATTACTCAACAATTATCTCATGAAACAAAATGGTATCTCTTTCGAGGATAACTATTCGTTTCGAAAAATGCTCCAACAAAAAGGCCCAGAACTTTTGAAACCCGTACAAGATTTACAGGGTACCGATAAATGTGGGTCGTGTGATAAAGCACTTCTCAAAGTACCAAACATTTACTAAATGGGTACGATAAATCATAACTTTTAACTTCTTTAAGTTTTATAGAGAATGACACAGTGTGCCATCTGTCTCAATGAGGTAAGGCAGACCCGCACCAACACACCTATACGGTGTGGTCATTTATTTCATTCACATTGTCTACAAAACTGGAAAAATAAGGGAAAACAAACCTGCCCCGTGTGTCGTAAAATATTTGATGGTGAAAATTTCAGGGTACAGATTACCGTACATAATTTATTTGAAGATACATCAAATACGGTAACTATAGAAGACGATTTCATTTTTGACGCACTTGATATATTTTTTGATATAGGAAACGATACAGATTTAACGAGTCTTCTTGGGGACTTTGGGGTGAGTGTGACCGACTTTGATCCCGCTGTTCTTAACACAGAATGAGCTACAATACTTTTTATAATTTAACCCAGGGTAATCACGAGACGCTGATCTCGGATCCTGAATACTCTTACCTTTAGCATCTACTAATAAAGGTCCAGTTGCCCAACCCCTTTTATGACTAAACACATTTGCTTTGAACTTTAAAAGTTTACCAGGTATGAGCTTACCCGCTTTTTTTACGCGACTTACCGGAACTTTAAAGAATTTCGCTATATTCTCGTACGTATTTCCCTTTTTTACTTTATATTCAACTGCACCGTGTTGTTTATAAAAATGAAAATCACCTTGTCTAAAGTAGTTTCTTTGATTACCGGGTGCTACAAACATCATAACTTTAAAATGATCTCGTTTACATTTTTCAGTAGCTTTTGCCGAGTACACTTTTTTAGGGTTATCCGCAATAACTCTCTGTGGTAACCCTTTACAATTTGTATACCTATGGGAAAGATTACGAATACCAGCCCGTTCACCTGGTATGCTTTTTTGTAAACGCATTTTTTCGTAATCACCTACGGCATACGCGTAACAATTATTGTTACCTACACCTACGGTACGTCCCCATAATCTCTGTGTATACTTTGGTTCAGAACCACTCAGAGGAAGGGGTTTACTCATTACTAATATCATAGAAAAAAATATTGGTAATTAATAAAAATGCTCAGAGATCTCGCCAACGCTAAAAAAATGAAAACTGTAGTGAGAGAAATTCTTCTATTTGTACTCGCTATTCTCATCAGTACATTCGTACTTCGATTTGCATGGAACCAATCGCTCGTGAAACACATCACGACTCTTAAACCAATTAAGACCTTTCAAGATGCGTTTATCCTTTCGCTCGCTCTCTCCGTTATTAGAGGTATCTAATTAAACTTCCTTGTACCCAGTGATTCTTTCACCAGTTGGTGAATCCATAACTGGAAATGCATCAATTCCGTCGCATTTGCCTTTTTCGCAATCGACGAACTTGTGTTCAATACCTTTCTTTTTCAAGTACTCTAACTGTTTAGTGGTCCATCCACACCATGTCGTACCGTAAACGGTCCACCCACCTTCTTGTTTTTTAGCTGGCTGTCCGGTCTGTTCTTGAACTGGTTGTTCGACTTGTTCCTGAACCTTTTTATTGCCTGTATTTAAAAATATATACGCGTTGACTGCTCCAAGAATAACAAATGGTAACATGTTTTTATATCTATTTAATATATTTTAATTTTAGGTCCTGACATATCTTGGAAATAGTTTTATTTTTTGTAGGAACGTTTAGAATATTCGCAATTTTAACGAGTTCATCCTTTTTATAAGAATCACACTTACGTGTTCCTATCTTAACATACCCCTTTTTAGATACGGAAACTTTGGGAGGTGCAGGGTTACCACCATGTTTTACAATGATTGATTTTGGTTTCATAGGAGCGGCACGACCTATAATATCGAGAACTTTAGATAATTCCTGTTTCTTCTCTCTATACGGTGAAAAGTATCGGTCTTTAAATATTCTACTAAATATTGGTAATTTCTCGTGACCAATCGGTGACATACGCAATCTAAAATCAGATACTTTATACGTAACCATACCCAAATAATCTGATGGTAAAACACGTTCAATAAACTGAATAGTTTCTTGACCACTGAGTATTTTTTCACCCTTTAAGAAATGTCTTAATGAATTGAGAAAATAGTGAACGTCATACATATAATGTGATTCCCTGTATATACCATGTTTACGTTTATAGTCACCCGAATCTATCTCAGGGTTAGGTATACCGTTAATAGCAGAAAAACCAAAGTCGTTTAAAGACGCTTCTATACCGATATCATGAACTTTTAGAACTATATCGTCGACTTTAAAACGTCTTATACCCGTCGATTTAACATTGGTACTTATCAAAACGTTTTCTGTATGTAAATCGTGGTGTCTAAACGATGGATACTTTTTATGAATTCTATATAAATTAAATAGTACGTGTGTTACTATAGTTCTTAAATGTATTGGGCGGAGTGTATTTATATTATTTTTTATAAAACTGGATAAAGTACCACTATTTGCATATTCCGTATAAATTATAGAGTATTTCTTCTTTTTTTCGTTAACACACTCTTGATACGCGTACATTCGCATACCACTCAATTTTTCTATACGTTTACCTATTTTGTATTCGTACCTATTTGAACCATCAGATACTTTTATTGCGACGGGTTTTTTACACTCTTTATCTATACACCCCAAAAACACTTCACCCATTTCACCTTTACCAATTTTACGTAAACCCCTTTTATTACTTAAAGACCCATTTACACTAAAATTGGTACTTGGTTTGTAAAAGACCTCATGTGGTCTACATCCAATACCCTTAATAGCAGTTATTACATTTTTACCTAAAAGGTTTCTTTGTTTTTGTGTTTTAACATTTTTCTTATTTTTCGAAAGAGATGCTATTTTTTTTAAATCTTCGATGTGTCTTTCGCGTTCCATACTGGTATAGAATAATATTTTATTCGTCAATTTCTTCTTCCGTATATTCTTCTTCTACGATTTCATCGCCATCGAGACCCTGGAATGCAAAGGATGGAAGTTTAGCAGATTGTTGGCATAGAACTTGTGAAAGACGAACACTCACACCAAACTTGTTATCAATAAACCAGATTTGGTTTACGTCGACGATACACGCGCATCTTTGACCCTTTTCGATTTGATCAACTGAAATCAACTCGCGCGCCGAGTTATACGCCTCGGCTAAGAAATCACCAGATGGTTTCGTCATGATCTTAAGTTTCATGGTATCCGGATACTCGTCTTTACCCTGACGAACGAGTGGTTTATACAGAGCTTCACGAATGACATTAATGTCATACGCTTTACCAAGCCATTCCTTGGAGTTATCAGCGACGGTCTTAATGATAATGTCGTCAAGTTCTTTCATTTTAGTAGAAAGTGCCATGGCGTCTTCGTTATCAGTATCAAACGATAAGTCGAGAGAATACGAAGTTTTATTGGTAGCTTCATCAGTAAAAGCACTCATACCAAACGGCGAACGCATAAAAGGGAGTTGTAAATAGAGTTTCTTTTTACCATCTTGTGCATTGATATACACGGTTTTCCCACCGTTCTTATTCTTCTTCATTTTCGTGAAGACGACAGACGACGGATCAAATTGTTTGGAAACTTGGATAATGTTAGACATTGTATTTTATATATATCATATATAAACCCAAACTTTAAGTCGGTTTTTTTTCTTGATACAATGTATATAAAATATACCAATGGGTCTTTTTAAAGATTGTGGTTGCGGATGCGATGGTAAAAAACAGGAACAAAAATTCCTAATTTCCATAATGTCTGCGTTAGTTTTCTTTGTTGTCGCGAACCCAGAAACATTTCGTGTTATGCGTAAAGTATTCGGATCGTGGGTTTCCAACCCATCTGGATGTCCATCGACAGGCGGTCTTGTACTCCATACAATTGTTTTCATGCTCGTCACGTGGGGTATGATGAACACAAAACGAGAGGGATACACGTCATCTGAACCAGTAAAAGAAGAGGTTGTCGTAGCATCTACAGTACCAGTACCAGTACCTGGTCCACCATCACAACCAAAAATGGTCGATATGCCTTCACCATTACCAGGTATGTCAGAAGAACAATTTTCGATGTTTGATTCTGGTACGAATCTTGGTTCTATGGATGTAACAAACGATAGTGAAAATGGCATGTATTGAACTCTTAATTAGAATTCTTCATCGAATTCTATGGATGTTGTATCTTCATCCATTTTACCATAATCACCGACACGCTTTTCAAAAAAGTTTGTTTTACCGTCGAGTGATATATTCTCCATAAAATCAAAGGGATTTTTCGTGTTCCAGATTTTATTGTGACCTACTTGTTTTGATAATCTATCCGCGACATATTCGATATATTCTGACATTTTACCTGAATTCATACCTATGAGACTACACGGAAGTGCGTCCGTAATAAATTCTTTTTCGATTGAAACGGCGTCTCTTATAATTTCTTCAATTGTATTTTGAGACGGTTTATTTTTTAACATATTGAATAATTCAACCGCAAATTCTTGATGCATACCTTCATCTCGACTTATAAGTTCGTTACTAAAACATAAACCTGGGAGTAATCCTCTCTTTTTTAACCAGAAAATGGCACAAAAACTACCCGAAAAGAATATACCTTCAACACACGCAAAGGCTAATAATCTTTCTGCAAATGGTCGTTTCTTATCAAACCATTTCATAGCCCATTTCGCTTTCTTTTCTATACACGGAATTGTTTGAATTGCTTCGAACAACTGTTTCTTTTCACCCGAATTTCTTATATATTTGTCTATAAGTTTACTATACGTTTCACCATGTACCATTTCATTATGAGATTGATAAGCATAAAATGATCGAGCCTCCGTAAGTTGGATTTCATCCGCAAAATTATTATTTATATTTTCAAAAACTATACCATCCGAACCAGCAAAAAAAGCTAAAATATATTTTATAAAATGTTTTTCATTATCACTTAATCCGTTCCAATCGTCCATATCTTTGGAAAAATCAATCTCTTCTGCAGTCCAGTTTGACATCTGTGCCTTTTTATACAAAGACCATAAATTTTCGTGTTCTATTGGAAATACAGTAAACCTACTGAGTGTTGGTAAAAGCATTGGTTCCGATTCTTCGAGGTACTCTTGGAATTCAAAGAAGTCTCCCACCAGGATACCATTTACAAGTATCTGTGGATATGTAGAAGCTTGTGTACCACATCTAGTTTTTAGTTCGGTTTTATCAACCATTGTTTTTGTGTATTCGAGGTTATAGTCCTTGCAAAGGTTTACTGCGTGTTCGCAATACGTACATCCATCCTTGGATAAAATTTCAACTCCCATCTGTGCTAATACTTGTAAATATTTTTGTCGTAAAACTTTAGATATGATTAATTTTTATGAAATACAGCCTGGAGATTTAGTTCGGGTTCTTGTTAAAATAGAGGATGATATAGAAGATGAACTGTACGCCAAAGTAAAAGAAAACAATGAAGACTACCTTGTTGTTTCGTATTATTCCGAAACGTCCCTAACGTATAAATGTGCACATTTATATGAATTAGATGAAAATAAAGACGAACTCGTTCAAGAAATGAGCCTTTCTGAACACCATCAGGATCCATCCTATTTCAAAAACATTAAGGATAACTTATATGCAATGATAGATGATATAGATTCGGATGAAGACAGTGAAATAATAGACGAATCTGATGACGACGGGAGTGATCTCGAGGACTTTATTGTCCCAGACGACGAAGTTGATGGGATGGTTATACCTCCACCAAACAATGCGACCATCGATAAAGAATGGAATGAATGGGAACCTCGAAGCCCGGGTTCTTTACGTTTCAAAGAAATAGTAAATGTTATAGAAACACACACAAAAATACAAGCAGATGAACTGAATTTTTAAAACCTAAGTGCGATTTATCATTTTCATAAATATACCGATTTAGTATAAAAATGGAAGAACTTACTACTACAATATGGTCCCATGTGGACAAACTTTTAAAAAAACCATTACTAAAAAAGCCAAATAATACTTATACGTGTAAAGAATGCAACGGAACAAAAGTGTTCTCAAAAGAAGGTATGCCAACGTGTTCGGAATGTGGACTCGTTGATTCCATGTTTATAGACGAAAGCCCGGAATGGACAAGTGGTATATCCGATGACGGTAAAGTAAACGATCCTTCGAGATGCGGTGGACCAAACGCTAATCCAGAACTCTTTTCTCAAGCATGGGGTAAAGGAACAATTATCGCAACGCAACACAAATCTACGTATGAAAATAAACGTATGGCTAAGATTAATTTTCATCAATCCATGAACCATAAAGATCGCGCATTATTTCACGCCTATAAAAGTATAGATGAAGCATGTCCAAACTTACCTGATTCGGTTTTAAAAGATGCTAAAATGATGTATAGAAAATTTAATTTAGAAAAATTGACGAGAGGTGCGGTTCGTTCGGGTATTAAAGGTAACTGCGTTTTATACGCGTGTCGTTTATCGAAAATTCCAAGAACAACAAAAGAAATTTCAGACATGTTTAGAATAAATAGTAAAGATATTAGTCGAACAACACAAATGTTTACAGAAACACTCCTCGGTAAAACAGAAAAAAACTATGTTACACGACCATTCGATGTCATGCAAAGGTTACTCAACGAATTTACAGTTACGAGAGAAGAAAGACTTAACTGTAATAAAATGTGTTCCAAACTTGAAAACTGTTCGGAACTTATGAGTAAAACACCGAACAGTGTTGCGTCGACTATCATTTATTTTGTTCTCAAGGATAATTTTACAAAAACGGAAATATGTGAAAAATGTGGTATATCTATACCAACACTAAATAAAATTGAAACTATAATTAAAAAATACTTAGAGGAATAGAACACTAAAATTGTAATATGATGAAATTGTTTTTAAGTACCCCGTGTTATGGTGGTATTTGTTTAGAAAAATATATGATTGGAGTTATTAAACTTCAATTACTCTTAATAAAAGAAGGTATCCAACTCATGATTGATACAACGGAAAATGAAAGTCTCGTACATCGCGCACGTAACGTTGCGGTTGGAAGATTTATGCAGAAAACAGACGCAGAATATTTTATGTTTATAGATGCAGACGTTGATTTTGATCCTGCCTCAGTTGTTCGTCTTATACGTTCTGGTCACGAAGTCTCTGTTGCTATTTACCCTAAAAAAGTCGTCATGTGGGACCAAGCTAAAACCGCGATAGAAGCAGGTGATACGCGTGATTTGTCCATGCTTTCATCCAGTTTAGTCGCAAATATTGGTGCTACACAAAGATCGGTCGTAAACGGATTTGTTGAAGTTTTAGATGGTCCAACGGGGTTCATGGTTATTACCCGAAAAGCGTTCGAAAAATTACATGAAAAATATAAAGACCTTGATTGTAAAAATGATCATCAAAATCGAGACTTTGACGACTATTGTGCGGTATTTGATTGTATGATTGATCCCGAAAATAGACGATACCTTTCCGAAGATTACGCGTTTTGTAGACGATGGCAACAAATAGGTGGTAAAATATACGCGGATTGTAATACAACGCTGGGACATGTCGGAAACTTACCATTTAGTGGGTGCTTAAATGAAAGGCTTAAGGCTTAGAGTATATATGTAATAAAATATGAGAATAGCGACAATACTCGTAACACGCGGTAAATCATGTCATGTAAAAACATTACACACAATCCTTAAATTTAATATAAGGTGTATGAAAACAGGTACGGAAAATGAAGTTATTTTTGTAAATGACGAACCATTTGAAAAGGCTGAAATTATTTATAAATATTTAAAAAGTCACGATCGTATTTTCTTTGTAGATTTTGGTATTAGTGTTGATGAAGCTTCACTTGATAAAGTATTCGATAAACATGATGGTGTTGGGTGTCTCGTTTTTCCAGGTGTCACTGAAGGTATAGATTGGGGTATGTTCAAAGAAAAAGTGGTTTCAAAGTCTAAGGAACCCGTTGAACAAATTGGGTTACATTTCGATACAATAGTCGCAAATCAAATTTCGGATGATATATATGCCGTAAACGAAACATCGGCAAAATCGTGGGTTATGATGAATAAAAACGTCATGAAACATTTAAAAGATAAGAAAAATGGTGCGTTTAAGATACACCCTAGAATGAAAAATATGTTTTTAAAATTTAAAGAGTCTGGTATCAAAATTCATGCATATACAGCAGCTAAGTTGGTTATGACATATAGTCACGAATGTGTAAGTAATATACTCAACGCTGCAGGTGTTAAATCAAATTAAAGAATAGAGTAATTATATAGAACAGAATGACACGTGTATCTGTAAAGTCGGATGATCCACTTTACAAATATGCGATCTCCTTTATGGAATCCAAATGGGGTACTAAAAAAGGTATATTTCCGGGGTGCCAACCAATTTCAATAGAACGGGAACACTTTGGTATACTCGCAAATAACGAGTACGTTGTATGTGAAAAAACGGATGGTACGAGATACATGATGTTAGCATTCATGTATGAAAATCGAAAAGTGTGTGTTTTCTTAAACCGTGCTCTTGAAATGTTCATATGCCCACTTAATTTTAGAAGACCGATATATGAAGGTACGATACTTGAAGGTGAATTATACGAGAATACATTTATGATATATGATTGTTTAATGACATGCGGCGAAGTTATTGGACAACAAAATTTTTTAGAGCGTCTCGAACATTGCGAAAAAACAACTAAAAAGATGATGGTTTTAAAAACGGATCCAATACTTTTAAAGGTTAAAACGTTTCATCTTCATACCGAGTTTAACAAGTTCATGGATGTATATCTCCCGACCGTCAAACAAGAAATGGATGGACTTGTTTTTACACCTATAAACGAACCCGTGCGTACAGGTACACACGAAACTATGTTCAAATGGAAACCAAGGAACAAAAATACAATTGATTTCAAAGTGAAGAAAGGACCAACCGTGGAAACACCGGGGTGTGTACCGGGTCCACCTGTATGGCGATTATATATACAAGATAGAGGTAAACTTATACACGAGTCTCAGATACCAATTGAACGTATGTCCGAATATAAATGGTTGAGAGAAAATGATATTGTTGAGTGTATGTACGTAACGTGGGAAAAGGGACCCCTTTGGTGGAAACCATTAAAAAAACGAACCGATAAGACGTTTCCGAATAGTAGACGAACGTTTTATAGAACACTCGTGAATATTAAGGAGGACATTCAGATGAAGGAGTTTTTAGACTGTAGACCAAAATGTAATGACTATCTTCTTTAGGTAATTCACTCAGTTTACCTAAACTATCATCATCTTGTATGATCCAATCTTCACCGAATTTAGCCATAGATATGTAATGACCACCCCATTGAACACCCTTATGAATTATAGAACCATATAAATCGTACCCCATTTTTAAAGATTTACCAACTTTTACATTACTTTTTTTATCGAATGATACAAGTAGAATTTTCGGGTTTTTAGATATAAAACACCGTGTTGTTGCAACGTGGTGTTTCACGTTATCATCGTCAACATACCCTTCCACCACGTTCCAATTGTATCCTTCCTCTATCATTTCGTCTATACTTTTTACTTCATTTTTCATATTTAAAATATGAATACAAAACGGTGTTTTTATAACATTTTTACTTGTAGGTGATATTGTTACTTGTGTTGTTTCACCGTAAAGAAGGTCTTTAATTATAGGGTATCCTTTTTCGAGTATATCTATAATACATAATAAAGCGTCCTGAGCATCATGAGGTTCACCAATTTTAAATCTTGGGTACAATTTCACAAATTCTTGTAAAAGTGGTTCGAGTGTAAAAACCTTAACTTCGTGTGTTGAAAAGTAAACGTGTACAGCGTGTTCGTATATTTTTGTAAATAAACAATCACCTTCGTATTTATTTCGTAATATATGAGATGATATATCGTGTATATGTAGAAAACACTGTATAGCCGAATTAAAATAACACGTGTTTCCAATGTTTGTGAAACCGTGCATCTAAAAAAGGTGTATAAAAAAGGCTTAAGAAGAAGACGCGATACATAAATGTAAGAAAACATGAACGTACATAAAATTTGTGATACAATTCAACCAATCCTTGATAAATACAAGAATGAGGAACACGTTGAAATGGAATTCCGTCTCGGTAAATACAATGGTACATTCTTCGATACGAATATAGGTGAAAAGATGTATATTAATTTATTGAAAGGTCTTAATAAATATGCTGGATGGGATCGTATTGAAACGTCACAGACGGACGTCTTTTTCCGTGAAAAGGATAATCTTCGTATAACAATAGATGAATCTACAAACGAGGAAACTATTATAAAAAAAGAACGGGTACACGTTGAGGATTTTAAACAAATCAAGGATACACCTTTTGATATACGGTTTGCCATATGTAAAGAAATTCCTATGGAACATGATTATGAAAGTGAAATGGACGGTAAAAAAACGAAAACACGTACATCATATATTCGTAAGAATGTATCTATTGATATGACATCTATTTCTGGTAACACTCAAGATATGGATTCGGAAGATCCGTTTACATACCAAATTGAATTCGAAATTATAAAACCTCAAAATGTTGAAGATAAGGATTCGTTATTTAATATTATTCATAAAATAAAAGATTTATTTATTATGTTAGAATAGTATATAGTATGATCATAGTTTGGGTACTTATACTTATAATTGTAATATTTATTATGATACGTGAAGCTGATAATATTACAGGTGAACGCGTGTCTATTCTTGGATTTTCTACAAAATACTTTCACATGTCAAATGGCGAATCGAGGAAGATGTATGAACAAATGCGTAAGGATGGTATACCCGACGAATCACTTAAAGAATTTATCATGATGGAAGATAGATTTCTTAATCTTGAACGTTTATCCGTGTGTACACAAACCTCGAGAATAATTGAGGCATTTGGACTTTCTAAAGAAATAAAAGATAATTTTCTCGGGTATGATTTTTCATATCACGCGAAACACCTTAAACAAATTTCCGAACCACACAAACTTATAAATCGAAGTATAGTATGTTTGTGAGGTACAAAAGTGTACGTCGATGCGTTCCAGGTTCCATCTTATGCATATTATCGTATATGAATAGCATAAGATTTTGGTCATCGGGGTCGCGATATGTTTCTAAATAGTCTTTAGGATTTTCAGAGTTTATAAAATCATCCGTACAATGGTATTCAATTTCTAATTTACCCATCGTACACCCACCTTTTCTTTCAATACTTATATAATCTGCTAAAGTATAAAATATACTATCTATAATGCTCGACAAAATATATTTATCCCAACGATCTTTATAATCTATAATAAAGTCATTTGTATTTTGTCGGACACGTTTTAATAACAGTTCCCTTGGGTCGTCCATCTTTTTATTTAGTTTTGCGGTTATTCTTTAACGCCGACGGTGTATTTTGTTGAAGTTGACGTTTTATCATAACGTAATTCTTTATTTTACTGCTATTAAGAGGGTACGTCTTTGGTAAATTTGTCGCGTATTTTATAACGTTATTTACCATATTTTTACCAAACTTACCGTATAACTTTTGTGCTTCATTTCGGAGAAGTTTTTTCTTAAGTGTATTTTCTTGGTTAAGTTTCATATCTTTAACCATTGCCTTTTTTATATCGTTCGCGACCATCTTTCGTATAACACCGTTACGTGAAGTTACATTAAGAGAATTATTCTTTTCGGCCTTATTTAATTCTCTCTTTATATCACGCACATTTTTATCCAAATTCATAACTTTACCATACTTTGTCATCCACTTTTTACCATACATTTTAACGAGATCGTTTCTTATACCCGTATCATTGAGTTTTCTTCTCTGATTGACCGTGTTTCGATTTCTTCTCATTTTAAGTGCGTATTCCATTTCATTTGCAAGTGAATTTGGTGAATTTGCTGTATTTGGTTTATTTTGAAGTTTATCACATAACATTTTTACAGTATCCCTGTCGTCAATCGTGATACCCTTAGATAATGCCATCGCAACGAGTTGGTCTTTTTTCATCGTTCGACACAATTTTCCATCTATTTTTAAGTTGGACGTACCCTTCTCAATGGCATCGAGTGCCGAACATATAACATTTTTAGTATTTTTTTGACGTACCCCAACAACACCCAACTTTTTAGCAACGTCGAGTAAAACGGGTTTTGTAAGTCTATCACACTTACGCCCACCTATTTTCATAGTACCATCTTTATCATATGAAATAGAAACGTTTTTAGGTGTAGTTTTTTTCTTAGAAACACTTCGTTTCTTTGGGATTTTAAAACAGCAATCTGATCCCTGTGGGTTTTTACGAACTTCAAACCCATCTTTACATGGTGGGCGACGTGGTTTAGGACACGTCGACGGTTTTACACTTTTCATCATAGGGAGTTTTGGTAGGTTTACATTTCGATTTACCAACCCCATTGTGTACCCTAAAACATGGAGTAGTTTTACCATATCAACACCTACTTTATATGCATTTTCAAGGTCATCTGGGTCACTTTCACCTTGAACTTGAATGATACCCGAACCAAGTTTTCCAGATTTAGACGATAAAACAAAATTATGGTCTTTATATATCATGTATAAAAAGGGTGTTGTTTCTGATTCATAGCTAATACTTTGAGCTTTTACAGGATTTTGTTGTGCAATTCTCGTTAAATCGAAGTTTACGTTTGTATTAAAGAACCCTGCGATATTGTTATATTCAATATCGTTATACAAAAAGCCCTGTTTTTGTGTATACGTATCAATTAAATATTTACGCAAAGCTTCTGGTTGTTTTTTAAGATTATTAGACCCTAAAAACCCGCCCGAAAAACGGATTTTACCGTTACTGTAAATGACAAACGTGAATTTTTTTTGTTCAGTGCCGTCCATGGTGTACCCACTTAACTGCACTGAAAAGAATTCCTTTTTTAAATCACCCTTTAATCCAAAATTAGATGTATGTATGGCACCCGTTTGAAACCTTCCATAATAACCCTTAATCTCGTTAAGATCAATGGTTAAACCAGTTGCTATTTGAGCACGACCCTTTGGTTTTTGTTTTAAAATGTATTGTAAATCGACACGTTTTTCATCCTTTGAAAACTTTTTGTTTACAAGAACATTATACATACCCGGATGAAATTTTCCAATTTTGAGACCACCCTTTTTAGTTGGTACTACCTTGGATTCGGTCTGAATAGAGATATTCGAATTTTTTACGAATTGCCTGGGATCCATATCTTAATCTAACGTAATATTTTAATTAATATTCGTTACCAAATGTTATATCTTCATTCACTATATCTACACCAAATATGAACGCTTGTCTGGGATAATTACGACCCTTATACGTGAGTGTTACTTCACGAACTTCTATTTCACGCTGACTGAATGGACCCACGTAAAAATCTTGTGTAAATCTCGGTTTTCCAAGATTATTTGCTTGACAATGCGAATTGAATAACGCAATAAATTCTTTTTGTGGGCAAAATAAGTCTTTCCCGTATTTTACTCCTGTAGATTGCATGAAGTTTTCGAGTGTACTTGCAATAGTCGCAACCTGTTTCTGAACTGTCTTGAAATATTCGGGAACGACATTCCAAATATCTCGATCTGCATACTTTTGTGCATATTCAAGATATGCACGAATACACTTTTGAAGTATGATGGGTAATTCGGCGTCAAGTTTATATTCGAGTGTTGGATCAGCATCCTTGACTTGTTTACCAAAGTTCCACGTAAGAATACGACGCAAAACACTACCTGAATTATCTTTCCAATTTGGAACTTCGTTACCACCGAGTATACCAGGTGTTGTCCATTCGAACGATTTAGCTTTTTCGTGTTTTACCGCGATGGATACGTCTTCACCAGATACAATAGATTGAAATTCAGCTTGTTCGAGTTGTAAATCACCTTTTACTTCGGGGGCTATGAACATGAATGCATCATAAATGGACGATAATCCAAACTTCTTTTCAACATTATTTGAAAGTGTGCGTACATCGTCAGCGTTATAGAATTTACGAAACACTTTTGTGATAAGCGTTGATTTACCAGAACGTGCAATACCTTTTAAGAAAGGTATAACCTGCCATGTATCTATATCATTTACATCAAAACATAAACGACCACCCATAACATACATCCATTTAGATACATCCGAATCAAACTTTTGGTACTCGAGAACCGATTGGAAAAATGGTGTTGGAATATCATACCAGTTTTCGAGGTGTTCGTAATTCGTAAATTCCTTATCGAAATATTTACAACTTACAATGGTTTGATCAAGATTTTTAAATTCACGCGACTCGTACGTATAAAAGTTAGATTCATAGAGACCTGTTTGTGCAGACCACTCTTTACCTATAAAAATACCATTTTTAAACGACCATACATGCCTATTTTTAATAATCTCTGGAAACTGCATATCTTTACAGTGCGTTAAGTGTCGAATAACGTCGTTATAGGCTGATCCACGACTCGATAAATTTTTCCAAAGTTCATATCGTGTCTCTTTCTGTGCAACCCCATAAACGTATTCCTGTATTGTTTCGACCTGTTTCCATGCACGCGTATCTTTACCATCTTCAGTCTTAATCTGTGTACAACAGTACCCTTTGTATCTTTTAACATTCGTTTCGTAAAGGTTTTGTAAACATGCGAGAATTGCCTGTTGGTATGGTGCTAATTCCTCTATCTTTTCCATAGTTGAACACCTAAAAATAGATGGGTCTGATTCTGGGTTTATGGGTACATACGTCGGATTATTGATACGTTCGTGTATACGAGCTGCCCTAAAAATAATTTGCCATGCATCGTCGACCTGATCAATAAGACGATTTATACGCATGGATATTTTCATATCTTCATCGTCTTCGGTATCTAAAAGTTTTAAAACTTCAGCCCGATGATACATTTGTCCCAATTGTAGTTTCAGGCGTTTATGGTTTCCAGAAACAAGTTCAACGTCAAACCGAACGGGTAATCCCGTTTCAGGGTCGAGGTCCTGAGGATTTATAAAGTTTTTATATCCAAGTTGAAACGATATCATACTATTATCCGTAGTATTGATGTCCCACATATCTTCTAATTGTGATAGAAGGTGCATAAACTCTTCAGGGTTGAGTGATTGAATCTGGTTAGACCACATAATAGCATTGGATTCACGTTGATTTGATTCCGAACTAATAAAATGTGTATCGTCCATTTTCTTTTATTACATATGGATTATTTTTCTAAGTTAATTTTTTTGCATCTGAGATAACATTTTTATAAGAATTTTGTTTTGAACTTCCATCTGTCTGGAAATATTTACCAGTGCGGAACATACGGTATCACCTTCTTCAGTGGCGAGGACCGAACTTAAGAGTCCACCCATATCCATCATATATGGTTCATCTTCGAACATGTTATCGTCTTCGTCATCGGTCATTTCAAGTTCAAGTTCAAGTTCATCGACTATAGATTCTTGATCTTCAATTTCGCTATTTTCCTCAATTTCTTCGATTGGTTCAATAAGTGTTTCTTCTTGGTCGGTCATTTATATGTACCAGGAAAAATGGGGTCGGGTTTTTTCGCAGGTTTCACCCGAAAAAAAAATCTCAGCCTATAGTACAAAAACAAACAATATGGCCGGTGGTCTCATGCAACTCGTCGCCTACGGCGCCCAAGATGTCTACTTGACTGGTAACCCAAAAGTCACTTTTTTCCAGGCTGTCTACAAACGCCACACTAACTTTGCGATGGAAAACATCGAACAAACTGTCAACGGTACCGCCGCGGACTCCGGTCGCGTTTCCGTCACGGTCGCCAGAAATGGTGATTTGATCGCGGACATGTACGTTGAATTGACTGCGAAGCAAGCCTTCGACAAGACTGAAGATGCGTGGGTCGCGGAATCCGCGATCTCCACTGTCGAATTGTCCATCGGTGGTCAAAGAATCGACAAGCACTACCAAAAGTGGTGGAGATTGTACGCGGAATTGTACATGGACGAAGCCAAGAAGTTGAACTACGGTAAGATGACTTCGGCGACTGTGGACAACGAAAAGGTTTACTTGCCATTGATCTTCTTCTTTAACAGAAACCCAGGATTGGCCTTGCCATTGATTGCCTTGCAATACCACGAAGTCAGAATTGACTTTGACTTGTCCAGTGTCTACGGCACCAACTTCGACTCGTTCAAGGTGTGGGGTAACTACATCTACCTTGACACTGAAGAACGCAGACGATTTGCGCAAAAGGGTCACGAATACTTGATCGAGCAAGTCCAACACACTGGCGCGGACTCTTTGGCCGCCGCTGGTTCCACCAAGCAAATCAGATTGTCGTACAACCACCCAGTCAAGGAATTGGTCTGGTGTGCCACCCAAGCCGCCGGTGTTACTGGTGACGCCAACCAATTGTGGAACTTTACTGACACCCCAATTACCGTGTCTTCCTTGATGTCGGCTGATGTTGACTCTAACGTCTCCATTGCCCCAGGTGCCGCTGGTGCGCCAGTTTTGATCGGCGATGTGCAATTCGATGAAGAAACTTCGGGTCCATTGAAAGACTTCAAGTTGGTTCTCAACGGTCAAGACAGATTCAAGGAACAAGGTGGTAAGTACTTTAACACTGTTCAACCATTCGTCCACCACTCCGCCTCCCCAATGGCGGGTGTTTACTCGTACTCTTTTGCGCTCAAGCCAGAAGAGCATCAACCAACGGGTACATGCAACTTCTCCAGAATTGATAACGCGCAAGTCTCCATTTCGACCAAGGCTACTTCCAACAAGACCACTCTTAACATGTTCGCGACGAACTACAACGTCCTCAGAATCCAATCGGGTATGGGTGGCCTCGCGTTCTCCAACTAAGCG